TTACCGAAAATATGCGAGAAAAATGCACTTTTGCTGGTAAAAGTCATTCTAATGAGCATAAAGAATATATGAGTAAAAAAATGACTGGTCGTGTATTTTCGCCTGAAACTTTATTAAAAATGAGTATTGCTCAAAAGAAAAGGTTTAATAAAAATGATTAAATGGCTTAAAAACTTGTTTTTCCCTCGAAAATCCATGACTGCGGAAGAATTAGCAAAATCATGGGCAGAATTTAGCAATGAACAACCTATTCAGCTTACCGATTTGTCTAAACCTTTAAAAAACCAACCCAAACTGCAAAAAGCAACTACAAGGAGCAAAACCATGCCATTAGTGAAATCAGCCAAACCAGCAGCATTTAAAAAGAATATTGCCACTTCTGTTAAGGAAGGCAAACCTGTCAAACAGGCAGTCGCGATTGCTAACTCAGAAGCTAGAGAAGCTAAGAAACCATCTAAAACAACTAAACCAAAGAGAAAATAATGGACATTAAAGCAATCAAAGTAGATTTCAGCCATACAACTGCTGAATTAGAGCTAATCCTTGCTGGTCTAAGAAAGCTCCCTATGGAGTTGGTTCAGAAACTGCATGATGAGATTATCCTAAAAGCTAATGCACAAGTAGCAGCTCAAGTAGCTCAACCAGAAGTAGGACCAGAGGCTGCACCTGTAGATGCAGAACTAAATGTCCAATAATCCAAATACCTATCTTCCTTATCCAGTACCTCAATCCATAGAGGAAGTCCAAGCCGATATGAGTCAACTCATGTATCAGCCAGGAGTCCCACAAGAACTGCAAGACCAGTATACAAACCTCATTAATAGTCCTACTACTCAAGCTGATATAGACCAAGCAGAGGCTAATTCTGACAGTATGGCTAATGAGTGATAGCATTAAACTATCGAAAAACTATTTTTGATAGAAAAAGGCTAAGATAATCATGACCTTAGAAAAACATACAGAAGAATCAAAGGCTAAGATAGCTGAAGGCATGAAGGGCAACCAAAATGCTAAGAAGAAACCTTTCACAGAGCAGATGAAAAGATTCATCATGGCTAATCCTCAGAAGATGGAAAAGATCATCGAGGGATTGTTTAAGGAAGCAGAAGAAGGCAGCATCCCTGCATTGAATATGATTATGGATAGGGTAGAAGGAAAGCCTATTCAATCAACTGAGATAAGCGGTCCTGAGGGTGCAGAGCTAGTAAAGGGCATTGGATTCATGTTTGTAGATGGCAATGTCAAGCCAGAGTGATACAACAGGCTTTATTTGGCCTCAGTTCCCTAAGAAGCTAAAGTGCTTAGTTGAGCCAGAGCATAGTCGGTATAGAGTGCTTTATGGTGGAAGAGGAGGCGGTAAATCTCACTCGGTAGCCAGGATGCTTCTCTGCAAGGGAGTATTAAAGACAATCAGAGTCTTATGCGCCAGGGAGTTCCAGACTTCTATTAAAGATTCAGTCCATAAGCTCCTAGTAGACCAAATCTATGACATGAAGCTAGAAGCCCATTATGAGATAACCCAAAGCACTATTAGGGGTAAGAATGGGACAGAGTTCATCTTTGCTGGTATCAAGAACAACATCAATGGTCTAAAAAGTATCGAGGGAATAGATTACTGTTGGTGCGAGGAGGCAAACAATATCTCCAAGCTATCTTGGGATATTCTCATTCCTACCATTCGCAAAGAAAACTCAGAGATATGGATTACCTTCAATCCAGAATTGCCTACTGATGAAACCTATAAGCGGTTCATCTTGAATCCTCCTGATAATGCTGTAGTGCAAAAGGTGAACTGGAATGACAATCCTTGGTTCCCTGCTGTTCTAGACCTTGAAAGGCAGTCCTTAATGAATAGGGACTTTGAGGCTTATCAGAATGTCTGGGAAGGCTTTACAAGGTCAACCATTGATGGAGCTGTATTCGCTAGAGAAATGCAAAGGGCAGAGGCAGACAACAGAATCTGTAATGTCCCCTATGACCCAGTTAAGCCAGTTTTGGCTGTATTTGATATTGGGTGGGCAGATGCAACAGCTATTTGGTTTGTACAGTTTATAGGCATGGAAACTAGGCTTATTCGGTACTATGAAACCACTCAAACTACTATCAGCGAGATATTGGCTAAGATGCAAACCTTTGGCTATGTCTATGAAACCTTGTATTTACCTCATGATGCTCAGAACAGAACTATACAATCTAATGGTAGAAGCCTTGAGGAGATAGTCAGAGCCTCTGGATACAATGTCCGAATCATTGAAAGGACTCCTATTGCAGACTCTATTAATGCTGCCAGGACAATCTTTAACTCATGCTATTTTGATAAGACCAATACTGTTGCAGGATTAGACTGCTTGCGACATTATCGGTATGATGTAGACCCAGATACTAAGCAATTTAGTCAAAAACCAGTTCATGACAATTATTCGCATGGAGCTGATGCTTTTAGGTATATTGGGCTTATGATTCAAGAGAAGAAAATAGTCAAAAGAAAACCAGTCGATTACAATATTTCAAGCTGGATGGGCTAATAAAGGAACTAATATGGCAGTCTATGACTCAGGCAATGGTGGTGTTTACTCTACCGAATATGGCGATGACTATGAATCAGGAGTAATCGAGGAAGCTAAAGAGTTTTTGCGCTTTTGCTCTGATAATGATTCAAATAACCGAGTTGAAGCCTTAGATGACCTTAAATTTGCGGGTGGTGACCAATGGCCTGTAGAGATTCAGAACTCTAGGCTACTTGAATCTAGACCTTATCTGACCATCAACAAGATTGATGCTTATTGCCGACAGATTACTAACCAACAAAGACAGCAAAGACCTAGGATGAAGGCTCATGGTATGAATACCGAGTCCGATGAAAAGGTAGCAGAAGTCATTACTGGCATCCTAAGACATATTGAAAACCAATCAGATGCAGACTCAGCCTATGACAATGCCTTTGATTTTGCAGTTCGCATGGGATGGGGATATTGGAGAGTAGTTCATGATTATCCAAGTCCTGATTCTATGGACCAAGAAATCTATATTAAGCGCATTGAAAACCCATTTATGGTCTATTTTGACCCTAATTCGACTCAACCTGATGGCTCTGATGCCGAAAAATGCTTGATTACTGAAGTCATTAGCAAAGAAGTATTTCGCAAGATGTATCCTGGTGCTGATGATGGAGCAGGGTTTACCCCAAGAGGTACAGGAGATTCCCAGTCAGAATGGATTACTAAAGAAGATATTCGAGTAGCAGAGTTCTTTTATACAGAACATACTCGGATGAAACTATTGCTTTTATCTGATGGCACTACTTGCTATGAAGATGAAAAGCCTAAAGAAACTGTCATGCAAGATGCTGGCATTTATGTAGTTTCTAAGCGAGAAACCATTAAAAAGCAGATTAAATGGTGCAAATTGACAGGAATGGAAGTTCTTGAGCAAAAGGATTGGGTCGGTAAATACATTCCAGTTATTCCTGCTTATGGTCAACAGCTTATTGTTGATAGCAAAAAGAAAAAGTTTGGCCTTACTCGAATGGCTAAAGACCCACAAAGAATGTACAACTTCTGGTCTACTGCTCTTACTGAATCAGTTGCTCTTGCTCCTAAAGCTAAGTTTTTGCTTGCTGAAGGTCAAGATGAAGGTCATGAAATGGAGTGGAATACTGCCAATATTAAGTCTATGCCTGTATTGCGCTATAAGCAAAAAGACTCAGAAGGAATGATGGCTCCTGTTCCTACAAGGATTCAACCTGAACCTCCTCCTACTGGTATGGTTACTGCATTGCAAGGCTTAAACAGCGATTTAATGGCTGTAGTGGGCATTTATGACCCTTCTATGCTTCCTCAAGGCAATCAGTCTGGCAAAGCCATTAATGGTCAACAACAACAGACCGATATGACTAACTTTCACTACTATGACAACCTGACTAGATCAATTCGTCAATGTGGTCGCATTTGTTTAGATTTGATTCCTCATATCTATGACAAAGAGCGAGTAATGAGAATTATTGGAGCTGATGGTAAAGGTGAGCTAATTACTATTAACCAAAAAGCCCAAGATGAACAAGGTGTAGAAAAAGTTTTAAATGATGTAACTGTAGGTCAATATGACATTGTGATGGAAACTGGTCCAGGCTATGCTTCTAAGCGACAAGAAGCAGTAGATTCTATGATGACTCTATTGACTGCTGACCCAGGCTTAATGCAACAAGCTGGTGACTTAATCTTTAGAAATATGGACTTCCCTGGTGCTGAAATTGTGGCTGACCGATTGGCTGCTGCTAACCCATTGGCTCAAATTGATGAAAAAACTGATATTCCACCTCAAGTCCAGATGCAACTCAAGCAGTCACAGATGACTATTCAGCAGTTGCAACAACAAATTGAGCAGATGACTCTAGATATGAAGTATGGCGCTAGTGTCAAACAGCAACAAGAAGAAGCTGAAACACAGCGCAAACAGATGGAATTGGATGTTCGCAGAGAAGATACTAAGATGCGTACTGATACTCAGGC